TGATGCGTCAACTGTACGATTCATTATACTTCTTAGACCAGCACTGCGTACTTTTAGGTCTTCGATAATGTTTTCGTACTTTAAACCTAGTTCTTTATCTTTTAATAGCATCTCGTTAACGTCACCATTGTAACGTAAGTCTGCTACATATTGTAAATCGTGTTTTAAAAGTTTAGGTGATTTGGCTCTATCAATCATATCACTGATTGAGGCTGCTTCTTTTTCAACAAATGCTAATGCTTTTTCGTCCCCAAGCATTGCACGGAAAGCGTTCTCAGCAAGTGGTCTGGCTTTTAAACCATAGTTTGCTTCGTTAATATCACCGAATACACCTGCAACAAGTTCAGGGTTATTAGACATTTTAACAACAGGGTGTTTGTATAATCCTGCAGCATCTGATTGTAAAGCGTAATCAATAAATGCTGATGCACCTTTTGTTGATGTTACTTTTTGTATACCTTGAATGTCACCTAGTGGTGCTTTAGGGCTAACAAGTTTAGCCTTAGCAAGTAAACCTGCTTCTGTTCCTACAACAAAAGGGTCAGCAAACCAGGAAACACCGAAGTCTCCTAGACCTGTTGCCCATTTACCTACGATTTCTTCGTCGAATGCTTTACGTCTTTGGTTTTCATCATAGATGTTAAAGTCTTTACGTCCACCTGTAGGTACATTTGCACCTAATGTTTCTGCTACATTAAATAATCTTCTTGGGATATTTAAAGGAGCAATGTCTGATGCACCAAATGCTGCTTGTGCTGGTGAAATTTTTTGTGCAGGTCCACGATATGTGGCTGCAATGTCTGATAATTGGAATCCGTCTTTAAATTCTGGGTTGTCTTTGTCAGTTAACAGTAAACCTGTTGATATTCCTGCGCCAACTTTTTGTTGTATCTCACCCATTTTTTCAAGGGCTGCACGTCTATTCCTTTGTTAAAATATTTATAATGTTTTGATGGTCATCTACACTTAACTCATCTATGTGTGCTAGTCCCCAGGCAAGACCTGCGTTATCAAAACCGAAAGCGTCAAGATAGTTTGAAAAGTTTACTGCCCATTGTGATACTTGGTCGGACATTACAAACTCCGTAAGTATTTTACAAATGTGCTAAGTGTTGCTGGTGCACCTTCTTGGTTTGCAGCAGTTTCAATGATTGGTAAATAGTTTGTTAATCTTTGTAAGTCTTGTTTACGTGGGCTTTCAGGTTGACCTGATGCAACGTTTAATCCAACTTCGGCAGGTCCAGGTCCTGCACCAAATGGCATACCAACTTCTGGTGCTTCGTTTGGTCTTTCGGTTGGTGCTGTTATTGATGTTACTTCTGGCATAGGTGTAAGTTTTGCTGACATTTTAGGTTTAACAGGTTTCGCTGCTTTACCTGCCATAGGTGCGCCTCTTTGTTGGTCTAATGTTGCTTGACCTTCACCATATTTTCCACCAGCATAATAACGCATTGCTTGCTTTGAAGGATTCTGGTCTGTTCTTTTAGATTTGTTGCCAATACCTGATACAACTTCTTTAGCCATTTGTTATCCTAATTGTGAAAGTAATTCTTGTAATCCTGCTGGGGGTTGTTGTGGTTGTCCTGGTTGAGGGGCCTCTGGAGCGGCTGCAACAGGAGCAGGAGGGACGGCTTGCTCAACTGGCGCCATTGGAGGTACTCCAGAGGCAACTTGTGGGGCAGGAGCAGGGGCTGGTGCAAATACTTTAGTTACTGCTTCTTCTATTTGCGTACCTTTTTGTCGCTCTTTTATTACTTCTGCCATTTTCATTGCAAGTTCTGAAGGGTCTTGTCCTTGTGCTACCATTTCTGGGATAGCATTTGCTAATCCAGCCATTGATGCGTTGAGATTATCTCTCATACGTTGAACATCTATTTGTTGTTGTTCACCTGTTACGTTCATTGACCAAGGAAGTTCGCGCATTACGAAGTCTCTTGATATCAAATCTGCACCAAGTGCTTGTAGTGAGAAGATTAAAGCACGACTTGGGTCAAGTCCTGACATTAAACCGTAACGTACTTGAATTGAGTAGTCACCTTTAATGTCTCTACGTGAGTCATATTCTAATTCGTATTTAGCACCGTTAGATACGGTGTTAATTTTCTTTGGTCCTGCAAAAAGTTTTTCATCCATTTTGAAACATAATGACATTACGTCTTCAAATGTGTCTGTTAAAATTTGTTGACCAGTTTTAACTTGTGTATCGAATGCGCCAAGTAAGGCTTGTACACCTTGTCCTGTGATAATGGATGCGTCAATGTTACCTGAACGTCCTTCAGGGTAACGTGCACCCATACGCATTTCTTGTTGTAATAAGGCTGCTTCAGTGAACGCAGCAGGTGGGACTTCTAAGCCTACACGGCGAATGTTCTGCGGTTGAGCGGTCCTTAGCACAGCATCTGGACCAAAAGCGAACTCTTGTAAGTCGTTTGGTACAGCCAATGGTGCGTTGATAGATTTCTCTGCAGCGTCCATTGCTAACTGTGCAAATCTTGCGCGTGCTATTTGTACCCAAAGAACATCATCAAATTGACCACGTGGTTCACTGTCAATTCCTGGGCGCATTGCAACACGTACCATCACTTCACCCATTGGGTTTTCTGTGCTGGTTAAAACTAGGTTACCTCTGGTAGGTAAATATAAAAGGATAACGTTTTTGTCTTCATAACGAATCATTTCTAATTCGGAATAAAGGTCAATTTCGTCTATTTTGTATCCGTTAAGGATTTCTCTTTCAAATTCTGGGAATTCAATAATAAGTTCAGCAATTGTTTTAATGTATCTTTTTGTGAAAGATACTACACGATTGTATCTGTCAAACTCTGGGTATGAACCTAGTGGGTTTTCTACACGGATACGTGGCAGGTTTGATTCTGTGTCTGCTTCAACAACTATTGGTAAGAAGCCGTAGGTTCCGTACCAGTCAGCACCTGTGTACATTTGTGTTTGTAAACGTGCGTGTTGAATATAGTTATTTGCGATAAGGGTTTTTGTGTCAGCAAACTTTTTTGCACGGTCAGAGTTAAGTGTTGATGTGCAGTTAAATGATGGTAATGGTGCTAAGACCTCGCTGACGTCACGCGCGGCAACGTCAACGAAGTTTGCAATCATAGCCTTGGTTGCACCTTCTGGGAACATTTCTGGAAATACGTTAACAAGGTTACCCCTGCGTACTTCAAGAATGTCAGCCATACGTGCATCGCGTGATGCGTTGCGGCGTTTTAATGCCTCAACTTTGGCTGCAATTCTTGTTATATTTGTTGACACTACTTACCTCTAAATTTTCTTTTTCTAGGTACATAATAATAGTTTAACGTACCATCAGGGTTAGTTCTGTTTTTACTTCTTTCGATTCTTTCGAAACCTTGTTTAATTATATCGGTGTTTCGTTTATCTACTTTTTTTTTGAAGGGTTATACTTCTCTGGAAATTTTCTTCTTAACGCTGAAGTTCTACCAATGTTTCTTTCAAGTTCTGATGTTGGTTGGCTTGCACGAGTTGTTCTTGCAGGTGCTTTAGAGTTACTTAAAGCCTTTCCCATTTTATTAAGGGTTTGGTCAAGTTTCATTTTTCTTGCAGGTACAAGTTTACGAGCAGCAACAACGCCACCTTTGCGTGCTAGTCCTGCACCACCAGCCATTGAAGCAACTGTTACTGCACCTTTAGCAACAGACTTTGCTTGTTTAGCAACGTATGCTTTCTTTTGTGCAGGGGTCATTGCTTTAAATTTTTTGGAATTAGCACTGATTGCTTTTTGTACATCAGCGGCTCCACCTTTACGGCTGTATCCTCTTGAGGTACCCATTGATTTCTTTTTATTGTCTTTTGGCATTATTACTCCTTATTGATAAAACATTTCTGATTGTTGTTCAGCAAACGCTTCATCTAAATCAACAATGAATCTGCTTGCTAATTGTTTCCTGCTAGCCCAACGTGAGGTCATATAGTTTGTGGTGGAACCTGAACGTTCAACCCATTCCCTTACAACAATCTCGCAGAACCATAAAGCCATAACCATATCAAATGGTTGACCTTTTCTCATATCTGGTTTCCAGACAATGAGTTGGTTAATTAAAGCCTTAACACCTTCACTATTGCTAGTTGAAGGTAAATCTATGAGGTTGGAGTTTCTAACGAATTTGTTTTCGCTAGACGTTCCAAACAGCGGAGCCATCGATGCAATCCCAAAATCGACGTCCCATTTGTTGTTACCAGTGAAGTGCTCACGAAATACGATTCCACGAGAAGCAAGAAATTCACGTATCGCTTCGTCTTTCGTAAGGAATAACTGAAACGCATTTTTCTCCACTACAACAACGTTAGGTTGATATTTGATTGTCCACTCTTGAATTAAGTTTCGAATTTTTTCAGGGGTTGGTTCGGTCATATTAATGGCATCAAGGATGTAACGTTTTTTAGTTTCAACATCTACAGCCACTATAACGGCTGCTGTGGCACCAGACATTGCAGGGTCCATACCCATAACAATACGGAACGTGCCATCATCAGGGTGCCCTGGTGAACCTAAACGTATAGGACCAACTTTACGCATCCCACTTATAGAACTTTGAACACATACAGGTGGGAAGATGGAATCCTGTTCAACATCTTGTTGCTGGTATACCATAGCCCAAGTTTGGGGTGTGACTTCTGAGCGACGTTGGTAAAGCGCAGGACCATCCCACTTTGGATAGAGTCCATCAGAATCAGGTGTGGTGTCCTCGTCACCGTCCCAAGGACGGTCGCTTCGAGACCAGAGCGTCACCCAGTCGTCACTTTTGTCCGCAACCTCAAGAACTGCTGGCATAGCCAAATAGGTGAAAGGGGTTTTGCCCCCAGACCAATGTTCTGGATTGCGAAGTTCACGGTACAAGTCATTAGATGCAATGCGTGTACCAACAATAAGAAGTTTACCGTTTTTACCTAAACGTGTAATAACTTCTTGTTGTAACCACTTGATTTGCTTTTCCCATTCGTGGGCGTTAGCACCAGTGATACAGTCATCAAGAATAATTAAATCGGCGCGTGCACCGTAAATCTGTCCACCCATACCAAGGGCTTGAATTGTTGGGTCTTTCTCAGAAGAGTCCCTAGCCTCAGAACCAAGATACACTGTGTCAGTGCGCCAAGTATCAGCATCTTCCTGCCAACCACCCTCAGGACCATACATAGCCTGAAGTTTCTGCCACCTAGGATGAGACAATCTTTGTTTGATAGCGTACACAAATTCGCGTGCCTTATACAAAGTCTTAGACACAATGATAATACGAACATTAGGGTTCAACGCAATACGATACGTTGAATAGTTGATAGTCACAGTGGTGGACTTAGCGTGCTCAGGGGGAATATTAATCAAAACCCTATTACGCGCAGCAGGCTCATACACCATAGAAGGATGAACCCACGCAGGTTCCCCCTTCTCCAACAAAGAAATAAAATTCTCTTGATGGGGAAAAACCTTCATCTCCAAATACTGCTCAGAAAACTCTTTAAACGTTATATCAAACTTATCAGACGACTTCTTACCAGCCCGAACCTCATCCCTAGAGATACGAGCATCATCCAAAAGTTCCCGAAATTTTTTATCAGTCTTAGTCCAATACTTCACCGTGTCAGGTTTAACCCCAGCCACCCTTGAAGCATCAGCCACAGTCATCCCAGACCCCAAAGCCTTAAGGAAATCATCCTTCCTTTGGGCACTCAGTTCCCTAGTATGGTGCGCATCCCCAGCCCTAGCCGACATATTATAAACCACCAATATTATATAATATAAGGAAATCGCAACAAGCGATTTCCATTAAACACTACCCCTTTCGCCAGGGGCGTCAGGGCGAAAGCAATATAATAAAAACCCTTACACTATATCTAACCTGTTACCAAGCAAAAAGGTAACACATTTATACCAAAAAAGTCTATTGTTGCAGGTCAGGCAGGGTCCAAACAACCACCAAAAGTTCCAAATAGGAGGAACAGGGCAGTGGTATTTGTTGTATTTAACACTCTGGGGTTTGTTTATTTACCCATACAGGTTAGGCATTAGGTAATAAATAACTAAACAACTACAAGCAACTAAGTAGTAATGGTTGTC